GCTGAGGCATGGCACCCCGGGCCCCGGGTTCCTGCACTTCGGGCAGGCGGCCGACGATGAGTATTTCCGCCAGCTGACCGCGGAAAAGGTTCAGGTGCGCAACCTGCGCGGCTTCCCTGTGCGGGAGTGGGTGAAGCGGCCGGGCGATCGAGACGAGGCCCTCGATTGCGCGGTCTACGCCTACGCCGCCCTGCATCTGACGGCCCGCCGCTACAACCGGGCGAAGATGTGGGACCAGCTGGAGGCCCAGGTGGCCCAGCGTCAGCAGCTGCCCCCGGCGCCGGCACCAGCAGCGGAGCCCCCGGCCAGGCGGCGGCAGCGGCCGGCAAGGGGAGGGCAGTCATTCGTGAGCGGCTGGTGAGCCCTTCCTAGGCCTCCGTAGACTGAGGCGAAGGCGGATTAAGCGGGCCGATGGCGGTGCCAAGCACGATTAGAGCCGGCGACACGATCGTTTGGATCGAGCCGCCTGGCGTCGACGGGGCCGGGGAGGTGGTGGATTCCAGCACCTGGACCGCGACCGCCTATCTGCGGTTCAACAAGGCGGCCGAGGGAATCACCGTGACCGGGGCGGCCCGCAGCGACGGCGGGTGGGACTTCACCATCAGCGCCACCACCAGCGCCACGATGGATGCCGGGGCATGGGTGGCCCAGGTGGTGGCGACGCAGGGGGCCGAGCGGCTCACGCTGGCCGCCTCAAGTGTGACGGTGCTGGCTGACCTGGCCTACACCGGCACCCCCGGCGCCTTCGACGGTCGCAGCGCGCTGATCACAAAGGGGGCGCAGAGCTATGCGATCGGGTCGCGCAGCTACACAGCCCTCGACCTGGGGCGGCTGACCGCGCGCGAGTCGCAGCTGCGGGGGATCGTGGCCCGGGAGCAGGCCGCGGCGGCCCTGGCCAATGGCCGGGCTGATGGGCGAAACGTGTTCGTGAGGTTCAGCTGATGGCCCGCAAGAAAGCAACGCCCCATGCCGTCGAGGCGACCCCGACAACGCGCCGCCCCCGGCGCGGCCGGCGGATCTATCAGGGCGCCCAGGTGGGGCGGCTGACGGCCGATTGGGTGACGAGCTCCACCAGCGCGGACGCCGAGATCGCGGCCAGCCTGGTGCGGCTGCGCGATCGCGCGCGTCAGCTGGTCCGCGACAACGACTACGCCCGGGCCGCAGTGCGGGCGGTGCGCGACAACGTGGTGGGAACCGGCATCAAGCTGCAGGCCCAGGTGCCGATGCTGCGGGGCCGCGGCCGGCTGGATCAGGCGACGAACGACAGGATCGAAGCGGCCTGGGCCCGGTGGGGCAGGGCCGAGACCTGCCACACGGCTGGCCGGCTGAGCTGGCCGGACATTGAACGGTTGGCGATCGGTGCCTGCGCCGAGGCCGGCGAGGTGTTCGTGCGCATGGTGCCGCAGGCGTTCGGCGGCGGCCGGGCGCAGCTGGCCCTCGAGGTGCTCGAGGCCGATCTGCTGGATGAAACGGTAGATGGGGCCGGCGGGATTCCTGGCCAGCTGGCCGGCGGATCGTGGCGCATGGGCGTCCACGTCGACGATTGGGGCCGGCCGCTGGAGTATGCCTTCCTGACCCATCACCCCGGCGACCGGCGGGGCGGGCCGATCGGGCGGCGCCACGTACTGGTGCCCGCGGAGCAGGTGATCCACCTGGCCATCCTTGAGCGCCCGTCACAGACCCGTGGCGTTTCGTGGTTCGCCTCAGCGATCAAACAGTTGCATCAGCTCGCCGGTTACTCGGAGGCCGAGGTGGTGCGGGCCCGGGCATCGGCCAGCCTGATGGGATTCGTGACCACGGACGGGGAGCTGGCTGGGGAGACGCTGGGCGAGGAGATCGAAGGCGAATACGTGAGCCAGTTCGAGCCCGGGGTGATCAAGACCCTGTTTCCAGGGCAGGCCATCACGGTGCCGGACCTCAACGCGCCCGATGGGCAGTTCGAGCCGTTCGTGCGGGTGATGCTGCGCGCCATGGCCACCGGCCTGGGCGTGTCCTACGAATCGATCAGCAACGACTACAGCCAGACCAACTACAGCAGCAGCCGCCTCTCGCTGCTGGCTGAGCGCGAGCACTGGCGCAGCCTGCAGCAATACCTCATTCGCGAGCTTCATTCGCGAGTGTTCCGCGCCTGGCTGCGGGCCGCGGTGGCCGCCGGCGAGCTGACCCTGCCCGGGTACGACGCAGCGCCCGAACGGTACGAGGAGGCGGTGCGGTTCGTGCCCAGGGGCTGGGATTTTGTCGACCCGCAGAAGGAAGGGGCGGCCTACCGGGCAGCAGTGCGGGACGGCTTCATGAGCCATTCCGAAGTGGTGGCCTCGCGCGGCGGCGACTACCAGGAGCTGCTGCAGGCCCGGGCCGCGGAGCTGGCGCAGTGTGATGAGCTGGGCCTGGTATTCGACACTGACCCGCGCGTCACCACGGGCGCCGGTATCAGCCAGGCGGTGGCCACCGGCCAGGTCGACAGCTCAGGGGATCCTGCGGCCGATTCCTCTACGCCTGCGGAGACTGACAGCTCCGGTAGCATGGCTGCAGACCCCCAGGTATCCGATGGATCTGGCGCGTGATGTAACCGGGCAGGAGCTACGCCGCCATCAGGCGGTGGAGTTCCGCGCGCTGGGTGAAGATCGCACGCTGGAGTTTCCATTCAGCTCGGAGCTCCCCGTCGAGCGGTGGTTCGGTTCGGAGGTGCTCAGCCATCAGGCCGACGCCGTGAATCTCGACCGCCTCAACGACGGCGCCCCGGTGCTGTGGAACCACGACCCCGGCGCCGTTATCGGCGTGGTGGAGCGTGCCTGGGTTGACGGTGAGAAGGCGCGCGGCATGGCCCGCGTTCGGTTCTCCCGCAATGAGCTGGCGCAGCAGATCGTTGCCGACATCACGGACGGCATATTGCGCAACGTCTCGGTCGGTTACGCGATCAGAGAAGCCAGCCCCGGAGCTGATGGCCAGATCATCGCGACCTCATGGCAGCCCCATGAGGTGTCGGTGGTGAGCGTGCCAGCGGATCCAACAGTTGGGATCGGGCGCAGCCTCGAGCCCGGCGCAGCAGCCGCCCCCGCGGCGGCAACCCCCACCCCTCGTGTTGCTGAGATCCACGGCATGACCCGGCGCCATGGCGTTGAGAACCTGGCGCAGGAGCTGATTGAGCGCGGCGTGGCCGTGTCCGACGCCCGGGCCCAGGTGCTCGACGAGCTGGAGAAGCGCGGCAAGCAGCCCGCCACCCCCAAGGCCGCGGCCGCTGCGCAGCCGATCGGCGGCAGCGCTGACATCGGCCTGACCGATAAGGAGGTGCGCAGCTACAGCTTCCTGCGCGCGATCCGCGCCCAGGCCTTCCCCAATGACCGCGAGGCCTGGGAGGCTGCAGGGTTCGAGCGTGAGGTGAGCGAGGCCACCCAAAAGGCCAGCGGCAAGAGCGCCCGCGGCTTTATGGTGCCCGACCAGATCCTGACCCGCGGCCTGACTGCTGGCAGCCCCACGCAAGCCGGCGACCTGATCGCCCAGGACTTCCGCGCCGACAGCTTTATCGAGCTGCTCCGCAACCGGATGGCCCTGGATTCCCTGGGCGTCACCACCATGACCGGCCTGACCGGCCCGGTGGCCTTCCCCCGCCAGACCGGCGCGGCCACGGCCTACTGGGTCGCGGAGGGTGGCGACGTGACCGAATCGACCCCCAGCGTGGATCAGGTGAACCTCTCGCCCAAGACCCTGGGCGGTTACACCGAGCTGAGCCGGCGCCTGATCATGCAAGCGTCCGTGGATGCTGAGCAATGGGTTCGCACCGAGCTGGCAACCGTGCTGGCGCTGGAGATTGACCGGGCCGCCCTCTATGGCACCGGCACCAGCAACCAGCCCCAGGGCCTCAAGAATGTCACCGGGATCAACACCGAAGATTTCGGCGCCGCCCAGCCGACCTACATCGAGCTGGTGAGCATGGAGACCAAGGTGGCGGCGGACAATGCCGACATCGGCAGCATGGCCTATCTGACCAACAGCACCATCTACGGCGGGTTTAAGACCACCAGCAAGGCCGGCACCGAGGCGATTTTCGTGCTCGAGCCTGGCAACACCGTGAACGGCTACCCCGTGCAACGGTCCAATCAGGTGGCCACCGGGGATGTGTTCTTCGGCGTGTGGTCCCAGCTGATGGTGGGCCTGTTCGGTGGCCTCGATCTGCTGGTGAACCCTTACGCCCTGGACAAGTCCGGCGGCGTGCGTGTGACCGCTCTGCAGGATGTGGACGTGGCAGTTCGCCACCCCGAATCCTTCACCCG